CGGAAGGTTTATAAGGATCGTAAACAGGTGGCTTGGGGGCTAAAAGTGCGGCTTTGGCCAAAGCTTTCTTATGAGCTTCAGCTGTAAGCCGTTTAGTCTCCATCATAGCGTCCAATTTGTCCTTAGCAGTTTGAATCTGCTTACCAGTGTCTTTTCTGATTTCGGGAAGAAACATCTCATGCTTCTGCTCGTTGTCATCAATCTCCTGGGGAGTGAAAAACTCACTCAACTTGCCCAACTGGTCCATAACGTCCAAAACGGGTCGTCTAATATAATTTGTACCTACTAATGTACTATACAAAGGCGCTCTAACGTCAAACGTTAAAAGGGCGTCTCTAATAAATTCGGCGTCTATACGCTCGATACTCTTATCCGTAAGCTTATGCTTAAAGAAATAAGAGTCAGTATCGTGGTTCCTGCCGACGTTATCTAAAGCGTCGACGGGAATTGACTTACCGTTGGGAACTGAGTCCTGAAATTTACCGTCTGAATAACCCTCTCCCAAATAATTGGAGAAAGGATCGTAAAGCGGAATTTTGAACTACTTTACCCCCCTATCCTACCTCATATAAATATGCATTTTGATTTTATCCTCTTTACTGAGTTGTGAAAATGAAACATGGACATGTAGTATAAACTACCAAACCGATTCAGCTCCCTTCAGCCGCATTTGGAGAACTCGCTTCTCAAACACAGCATTGGGGAGTACCAAATCCGGGTGCTCACGTAAAAGTTGATCATAGATCTTCCTAAAAACGTGATACCTTTTATCAAAGGCATAATTTGTCATGTGGCTCATAAGGGCCGCGGCCATATTCTCTAATTTGACCATCCGCAAAGAATAAACATGCTTTGTGAATCTGACAGGGTGAAACTCAACGATGCCCTGATTTAAAACCAGCTCGTTGCTAAAATATTCGATGCCTTCACCGGCATCCTTAAGGTTCCAAGTTTTTATATCAACTCCTAGAGTTGACATCATCTTGACAAAAACCTCGGGTTCAAAATCATCAGGGACCGCTGAAAAGGAGTCATCACCTCCATAACCACTGCGTTCCATTATACTGATTATTTTATCATCTGTATAACCGAGCCTGATATAAGTAAGAACATCAAGTTCAAACTGAGGCACGGAATTGAAGAATATAGTTCCTACCCACCCGCTCTTCATAATTCCTACTCTTTCAATTTTAAAAATCTTACCATTACTGGTTTGAATAAGAGCTGTAAACACCTTATGAACCGCCTTTTCAATTTCTAAAAGATAATTTTCTAGGTCCAAATCGGTCCAAACCTCCGGCTTAATAACCAGATCTTGAACTATTTTGGTTGTGGAATTAACCATCCATTTAAGGTAGTTAAAATCCCACTTGGTTTTATCGGCTTCAAAGACTTTGTTCTTACAAATAAGTCTCCAAACGTGTTCACAATGGCCTGGGACCAAAGGACTAAAGGCGTACTTTATCGGACTTTTCATCCAATTAAGAACAGCCTGCGCATTCAAGTTTTTGAAGAGTGCTTGATGCTTCAATGTTTTGTGGAAAGGAAAGCCAAAGATACAACGTTCCAAATCGTTATCAATCTTTGAATGGGTTTCGGGAGCTAATTTAGAGAAATGGCGACAAACTATCTCATCGTCCCATTTCTTCAAGGTAAGCTCGGCCATACCCAATTTGGTGTAATTGGCCAAGCAATCTTTTATAGTCATAAAGCCCTCTGCACAATAAGGTCTACCAGGAGACTTATTCTCGTGAATCAGGCTAGTGTCTATTATATTACTTAAAGACTCAACTGTTTT